ACCGGATGGCCGCGCGCCCGGTGGACACCTTTACACGTGGATTCCACCAATGAGCATTCAGATAAGTGCTTTGCTTTCCGTATTTTTTGACTATATATGACGCTCCACTATTGTTTAATTGGTAAAGATGTGGGATCCACTTTGCAATGACTTCCCCTCCACGGTTCATGGATTCCGATGTATGTTGGCCACTAAATATCTTCTCGAGATTGAGAAGACATATGAGCCTAATTGTGTGGGCCAATTATTCATTAGGGATTTAATATCCGTCGTTCGCGCCCCTAATTATGTCGAAGCGACCAGGAGATATAATCATTTCCACACCCGCTTCAAAGGCACGACGTCGTCTCAACTTCGACAGCCCGCGTGTAGCTGCATCCTCTGTCCGCATCACCAGAAGGCAGGCATGGGTGAACAGGCCGATGTATCGCAAGCCCAGAATGTACCGCATGTGGCGGAGTTACGATGTTCCCAAGGGTTGTGAGGGTCCATGTAAGGTTCAATCATATGACCAGCGTGATGATGTTAAGCATGTAGGTGTTGTTAGATGTATATCCGATGTCACTAAAGGACCTGGGCTGACTCATCGTACAGGCAAACGTTTCACAGTGAAGTCAGTATATATATGTGGGAAGATATGGATGGATGAGAATATTAAGAAGCAGAATCATACTAATCATGTGTTGTTTTTCCTAACTAGAGATAGACGACCTTATGGTCAGGCGCCTATGGATTTTGGTCAAGTGTTTAACATGTTTGATAATGAACCTAGTACAGCTACGGTTAAGAATGATTTGCGAGATCGATTTCAGGTCCTGCGTCGGTTCTATGCTACTGTTGTTGGAGGTCCTTCGGGGATGAAAGAACAAGTCTTAGTTAGGCGTTTTTTTAAGCTTAACGCCCAGATTGTGTATAACCATCAGGATGGTGCTAAGTATGAGAACCATACAGAGAATGCTTTGTTGTTGTATATGGCATGTACACATGCTTCAAATCCTGTGTATGCTAGTCTGAAAGTTCGCATATATTTCTATGACAGCGTAAGCAATTAATAAATATTGAATTTTATTATGTGGTTTTCTTCTACATTGATGGTTCCATCGAGTACATTGTATAATACATAATCCACGCTATTAATACAAGTATTTATGCTTATAACTCCTAATGAGTTTAAGCGTTTCATGAAACTGTAATTAAAAACCCTCAAGAACCGAGATGTCGAACTCCTCAATCTCGTCCAGACCTTGAAGTTCAAATAACATTTGTGAATCCCTAAAGCCTTCCTCAGGTTGTGGTTGAACCTGATTTGGATGTTCAGTATGTCGTGGTTCGTGTTGAATGGTCTGTCGATGTGTTCTGTTATCGTTGTGTATATTGGATTCCTCAGTTCCCAGAAGTATATTCCACTCTGCGCTTGAGCTGCAGTGATGGATTCCCCTGTGCGAAAATCCATAATTGTTGCAGAGAGGATGTATGAGAACAGAACACCCACAGCCCAGATCTATCTTCTTTCTACGTTGCCTCTTCTTCTTGGCCTGTCTGTGCACTACTTTGATTGGCACAAGAGTAGAGAGGGTCGGAGATTGTGATGAAGGTCGCATTCTTTAAAGCCCACTGCTTCAGTCCTGCATTTTTGGGCTCATCGAGGAATTCTTTATAAGAGGACTGTGGTCCTGGATTGCAGAGGAAGATAGTGGGAATACCACCTTTAATTTGAACTGGTTTCCCGTACTTGATATTGCTTTGCCAGTTGTGCTGGGCCCCCATGAACTCTTTGAAATGTTTCAGATAGTGCGGATCGACGTCATCAATGACGTTATACCAGGCATTATTGCTGTACACCTTATTTGACAAATCCAAATGGCCACACAAATAATTGTGAGGGCCCAATTGCCGGGCCCACATTGTCTTACCTGTCCTACTGGACCCCTCAATGACTATACTTTTGGGTCTTTGTGGCCGCGCAGCGGGACCCATGACATTTTCAGCTACCCACAGCTTCATCTCTTCTGGAACATTGGTGAAGCTTGCAGGTGTATATGGTGACTCGTATGGTACCCTCTTGGGTGCAAATATCTTATCCGCGTTTGCTGAAATGTTGTGGTACTGCAAGAAGTATGACTTGGGATCTCTTTCCTTGATCAATCTCATAGCAGCCTCTTTATTTGAGGCATTTAAAGCATCTGCGTATAGGTCTGCAAGGTTTTGCCCTTGACCCCTTGCGCTTCTTGCATCTATCTGGAATTCCCCATGGTCGATGAAGTCTCCTCCTTTCTCAATATATGTCTTGACATCTGACGAGCTCTTAGCTCCCTGAATGTTCGGATGGAAAGGTGTTGATCTGTTTGGGGAAACCAGGTCGAAGAATCTCTGATTTGTGCACTGGTATTTTCCTTCGAATTGTAATAGCACATGGAGATGAGGTTCCCCATTCTGGTGGAGTTCTCTGCAAACCCTAATGAATTTTATATTTACTGGTATTTGTTTGGCGAGAAGAAGAGATAGGGTTTCCTCTTTGCTCAGAGAGCATTGAGGATATGTGAGGAAGTAATTTTTGGCATTTATGTTGAATCTCCCTGCTCTCGGCATCTTGGGGATCAATCGGTGGGCACATTAAAATCCTATGTATTGGTGGAACGGTGGACAATTTATACTATGTCCACTAAATGGCATTTTGGTCATTTCTAAAAACCCCTTTAATTCAAAATCCCCATTAAAGCGGCCATCCCTATAATATT